TACACCTTGAGCTGCACGTTTGCCTCTGGCGTGGGGAAGATCACAATGCTGCGGTCCGCCTTCATCCAGAACTCACGCGGCTCCCCCACTTGGCTCAGGTTCTGCGTCGCCACAAGGCGCAAGTCAGCGCGGTCCAGCGTAGACTCGTTGAGCACCACCGAGATCACATCTTCGATGACAGCTTCGCCGTCAAGGTCATACTCCACGGTGCCAGTGGTGGCGTAGATGGTGTCGATCTGGTCGCGCCACAGGTACGTGCGGGCGAAAAAGTCCGAAGCGACAATACCCAGATATGTCCTGATGGACGCGTTTGGGCACGACGGCAGATGTGGGGAAATGAGGGGGAGGAAATCGTCCCAGATTTTGGCCATTAGGCAACTCCCGGCTGCGACGCAGCATTAGTTTGAGCAGATACGCCGAGGCTGTTTTGGAACGCTTGGTAATGGGCCACAGCTCGCTGAACGTTTGCAGGCTGCTCAGAATCCTTGGTATATGCGCGGTACAGCACATAATCCAGCAGCGCATTGGCAAAGATGTCATCAATGCGGATCACTTCAGCTGTAGCAGCGTTGCCAAGCTGCTCGTCTGTCAGCGTGTGAGGTGACGGCACCTGCGCGTAGGTTACTTCGAGGCGAGCTGCTGTCGTTGCTGGAGGGTAGACAAAAAAGTCGCGTGGCTGGCGGGCATCGAACATGTATTCTTCGATGTTGACTGTCTGAGTCTCGCCGTACCAGCCTTTGCGCTGGTCGTCCAAAGAGCGTCGGTCTACCAGACGCACTGCGTATTTGTTGGACGCGGTGGCAGTGTTGCGCACCACAGAGATCAACCGCGATGCGCTGGCAAAGGTGCTTGTGAGCACTTGACGGGGGCCTGCCACGCAGACAAACTCCCCGGTCAATGTGTTGGAGTCTGGACGAGCTATCAGCGTTTCACGATAGCTGTCATTGAGCCACAGCTGCAATTCAGACAATGCCCACCGTACAGACGTGGTGTCTTGAAGAATTGTTCTGGCCCGAGTAATCAGGTCAACAACTTTCACGGTGGCCATGGTCTACCTCACAGTTCAGGCTCTACATCAGCCAATTCTACCGCAGTAGGGGATTCAGGGCTAGTATCTGCTGCGGTAGCCTTCTTTGCACGTTTTGGCTTGGCTTCGGCAGCTGCCAGATTGGAGTGCTCGTTCGCCAGCTCCTGACCTTTGTCAGTAAAAACCCACTCTGTGCCTTCCATGCGGGCCAGTACGACGATTTCGCCGCCAACCGTAGCGCGGATTTTGTTGCTGAGGACTTCGCCGCCGAGGCGTTCCATCAATTCAAGTGCGTTCATTTGTGATCTCCAAAAATAAAAAAGGGCCCCGAAGGGCCCTTTTACTGTACCACCAATTAGGTGGCGGAACCGACTTGTGCGGTCACCAAGGCTTGAGGCTTCACAACCTTGCGGCCATACACGGTCAAACCACGGACGATGTCGCCGAAGTCAGACTGGTTGCGCAGTGGCTCAGTCTTGTTGACAGTCATGGCGAAGGACGTAGCGGCCTTCGTACCAGCAACCATCAAACGACGGGCCTTGGCACCGGAAACGGTACCTCCAGTGGAGGTAGCGGACAAGCCAGCCACCAGTGCCTTACCAGCTTCGCCTTTTGGCAGCAGGTTGGACACATACACGCTGAAGCGGTCCAGCATACCGATCTTGCCGGTACGGATGGTGCTCGACTGGTCGCCAGTGAAGTACGCCTGAGCGATGCTGGATTGCATCAACAGGTGACGGTCGTAGGGCGACAAGATCAAGAAGCGACCATCTTCAGGCACGTTCTGCTCGTCCAACACTGTGGACATACGCAGGATAGCCTTCAGGACGTTCTCAGGTGTCGACTGGTCGATTGGAGCTGTGTCTGTGCCCAAGTTGTAGGCGGCAGAGATAGCACCAGCGGTAGCGCCTTCGTTGGCAGCGGCAGGGCCTTCAGTCACGAAGGTGTTGAAGAACACTTCGTTTTCGATGGCGATCTTCAGCTGCTTGGCGGCATCTTCGGTGAACATGTTCATCAAGTTCATGTCGGACTGATAGGCCAACACGTCGTTGACTTGCACGTTGAAGGACTTGGCCTTGTTCACTTGCATGTCTTGGAAGATGGGGGTAGGCACCTCAGCGGTACCCAAACCAGCGCCGACGACGTAGTCGTTGATGGTGATCGAGGGTGCCAAACGGATGCGCACGGTGTCGCCTTGGTTCTTCAGTTCACCTTCATAGTCGGTGTTGGCCACTTCCGACAGCATGGTGTTCTGGTAGAACTTAGCCAGCAACTTGCCGGACCACAGAGTGGGGATGAACGCACCGGAGTACGAAGGGTTGGTGTCAAACGGTGCTTGGACGGGAAAAACTGCAGCCATGATGGCCTCCTAAAAAACGGGTTTGGTTGTGACGCAGCTCACACAGATTACGCGACTACGCGACTTTCCATGTATGCGGCGTCGATTTCAGCTTCAAGTTTCCTTGCCTCTTCGTGACGACCCTTGTTACCCAAATCTGCAGCCTTGCGGAACATTTTTTCGATGTCTGCGTTGGTGTAGATTTTGCCTTTTTGGGAGGCAGGGGGCGCACTGGTAGCACCACGATTCGGCTGAATTTGACGCTCAAGCTCTTCGGACTTGTCGGCTTTTTGCTCTACGGGCGTGATGCTCTGTTTGAACAACGACACGTAGTGTGCTACACCTTCAACATCGCCTCGGTTGAACGCTTGTTGTGCAACAGTGGCTCGGGGGGCTCGGAGCAGCGGATCAACTTCGTTGAGCCAAGCAATCCACTTGGGATCGGCATTGACTGCTTCAAAGTCCGGCACCATACGGTACAGGCGCTGCTCAAAACTTGCTTCAGACACTTGGGTGCCGGTACTGGTCAGCTGCTCGCGCAGCTTCTCATTTTCGACTCTCATGGCGTCAAGCTCGCCCCGAAACTCTGCTGCCACTTCGCGGGCAACTTTGCGTTGGACCTCAATGAGGTCAGAACCAAATGCTTCAACATCAGCATCAGTCACCAACTTCTCAGCTGCGGTCGGTTTAGCAGGCTCAACCGGCTTGGTCTCTGCGGCTTTGCGGAGGTTCTCCACTTGGGCTTTGAGGTCTCGCAGGTCTGCGTGCAGGCGAGGCACTTCAGCGTCGTACATGCCCTTGAGGGTTTTGTACTTTTGCTGCCATGTCTCTTCCGCCACGGCTGGCTCAGTCGGTGTCGGCGTTGGCGCGACAGGTTTTGGCTCAGCTGGCTGAGGCTGGGGGTCTTGGGGAGGCTCTGCTAACGACGGGTCAGGGTCTGCGGGTGCAGGGTTCTGGCTTTTCGTGAGCTGCTTTTCCAGTTCTTCCAGTTCTCGTAACTGTGCTTCTACTTGCTTTGGCAATGCCATTTCAATTTCCTTTTAGCTCCAACTCCGTTTCAGGCTCCTACTGCGGTCTGCCGTCACGTAATGGTTTGCTCGGACTACAAAAATCGGATCATTTGATCCGGTCGAAGACCTCGGACGATTTCTCAACCGCCTCGAGGAAATCTGATAAGACCTGAGCCTGACCTTGGAGACGATACAGTCGGTGCTGGTCTTCTACCTGCATCAAAGAGGTTTTTGTCTCTTCGAGCTTGGATCGGAACAGCGCCAGTAGCGCTTCGTTTTCTGGCAGCTTGCAGCGGATTAACGCTTGCATGTGCTGCCGGTCAGGCTTTTGGCCGATGAAAAGTTTCATGTGTGGATTTTATACAACAAATTCAGAAAAAGTCAAACTCCGTTTGGTCGAGCAGAAATCATATTTCCCTCACGACCACCAACTTGGCTACCGTCAGGCAGCATGTTCTTTGGGGCTGGGCCCTGCGTAGCGCCCGGAGCGCCGCCTTGAAGCTCGCCAGCGATCATGGCCAGCTGCTCTTGGAGTTGAGCGTTTTGCTGCTGCAGATTCTGCATGGCTGTCAGTGTCGGACGGTCTGGGACGATCCGGCTGACGTTGCCGCTCAGGTTGCGAGCCTGCTCGCGCAAGAGCTCTGCCGCGCCATCCATACCGACAATCTGCTGGGCCACTGGGCTGTTGAGGACAATCTGCAGGAACTCGTTACGGCGGACTGCCTCAGCTTCCTTGACCACCAAGCTAGTAGCGCCCTTGGCCACAGCTCTGACGTCGCCAATCAGGTCTGGGTCTTTGCTGTAACGCAGGTTGTCTTGGTACAGGCGCTCAATAGACGGCACGATCACAGCGCGGTCGATGTTGCTGATAACCTGCTTGATACCCTTGCCAGCGTTGCTAATCAACATGGACAGGCCAGACGACGTGCGGCCAGCTCCGGGCGAGCTCTCGCCAGTCATGTAGCGTGGGATCATGGTGTCTTCGTCAGCGCGAGCGCTGAACTTCTCAAACACGGCCATTAACTCGTTCGCGTTGCTGTTTGGCTGGAAGAACGTCAGGGGCTGCGATCCGTCGTTGAACTCAGAACTCTGGAACTGCCAGATTTTCCAAGGGTACATCTCTGTGATGTCTTCGCCCGGTGGCAGGCGTGACACGTTCACAC